GTGTTCCGCCCACGAAAAGGGCGTTTACAACCCGAGGGGCCTTTCGGGTATGCGCTTCTGTTATTCCTCTTTCTTTGCGGCGGTTTTTTTTTCCTCCTTTCGTTCCCCGCCGCAAGCCTAAGAGACATGGAGGCAGGCTATGAATACTTTGATCACGGGCGGCGATCTTTCGGATAAGGAGATCGAAGCATACAAGAAATACGCAAGGGACAAGTATCCCGGAGAGAACATAGAACAGCTTGACATCCACCTTGATGGTGATTTCGTCGAGCTGACATACCATTTTGCGGGCGTACCGTTCGACAGGATCAGACGAATTACCGGCTACCTGGTCGGGACGCTTGACAGATTTAACGATGCCAAATACTCGGAAGTCAATGACCGGGTGCGGCATAGTGTTTGAGGAAGGGAGGGGTATCTGTGGGTCTGATAGATACAATCGAGCTGATGAGCTCCGAGGATTATAAAGACCGTTTCAGAGCTGAGTATTATCAGCTCGTGATCCGATTTGACAAGCTGAGGGCAATGCTTGAAAAGTGGGATAAAGGCGAGCTGGGCTTTACGCCGACCTGTCCTCGCGGAGTATATAATCTCCAGATCAGAGCAATGGCAGACTACATCGCCGTACTGGAAGCGAGAGCAGCCATCGAACATATCAAGCTCTGAACAGCTCTCCCAGGCTCCGGCAGGGGCACATTTGGGAGCCGATTATAAGAACAGAACCGCACGCGCCTCCTTGTCCCGGAACTTGAATTCCGGCAAGTGCGAACCACGTGCGGTCACTATGCAGGGAAAGAGTTAATTTCGGGAGTTGTACGCCCCGTTATACGGCGGTTTGATTCCGCCGCCCTGATCCACAACACGGGAGGCGTTAACGGTGATATACCGGCAGACACGAAACGCTTACGAAAATCTAAACAGGGAAATGTTCCCCGGCGCGGGTGAATACGACATCCCGCAGATACAGCCGACGCATTATGTACCGGATCAGCTCATCGGGTTCAACTACGTCAAGACGTGCAGGACTCCGGAGCGATTCGGGGTCCATTTTTTCGTTGACGATTATCAGTTCACGCGCATCTGGCAGCAGCCGGAGTACTGGACTGACAAGCTGTCTCCGTTCGCTTGCGTATGCTCTCCCGATTTCTCGGGATATATCGACTTCCCGAAAGCGGTCAGAGTTTACCAGCGCTTCAAGAATCATTGGCTTGGCGCATACTGGCAGCTTAAGGGGCTGACTGTTATCCCGACGATCCAATGGGGCGATGAGTGCGATTTCGATTGGTGCTTTGACGGCGATCCAATGCACAGCACGGTAGCCGTATCATCTGTCGGAACGCAGCTGCGCCCGGAGTCGAGACGGATATTCAGCCTCGGCTTTCACGAGATGCTTCGCAGACTCAGACCGAGCAAGATACTATTCTACGGGCAGGTGCCGGAAGACTGCGCCGATGAACGGATCATCCGTATTCCGGCATTTCAGGAGAAACACAGGAGGGCACAATGCTTATAAGTACTTTCAAACACGAGTTCAAATCTCGTGGGGGGGTCTTACTTAACAGCTCCGTTATCCTGTTCCGTAAGCCGTTAGAGCTTTGGAATATGGAAACTGGCGAGACGATTGCCGAATTCAAGGGAAACGATGTCGAGGTTGTGCTTGACTACGAGCTTGACGGCAAGAAGATACGAGATATAATCAGCGGCTGGAGCCGTATGCCTGTTATTGCCCTGCATAAGCGCGGCGGCGATAGCGGGATGAGCTATACGCATAAGGGCATTCCCTTGGGCGGAGGCGGCGGCAGCGGTTTCTCATCTAAAGATCTGCCAGCAAGGTTTAACGGCACCTTTGGCAATGAGACAGGTTTTGACAAGGCTCTCGCTGCTTTCCGAAGTGCCCATGCAGGAAGTGACACGGAACACGGAATAACCGTTGATGTTCAGGGCTTTGTCACACAGTATATACACGGAACCGCAGGCGAAGTAATGATAGCGGGCGGAAATGGAGAGTTTGTGCTCCATAATCATCCGAAGAACGGATGGCCGACATTCTCCGGCGGCGATTTGATTAGTACCGCTATGGAGCCATCAAGTGGTATAGTTGCAAGCAGCTCGAAGCAAGGCAGAACGGCCGAGACTGCGCAGTATGCAGGCGATTATATTTTCACGAAGACTCCGCACTTCAAGGCTTCTTCGTTCGTGAAAGCCGTGAAAACGGCAAACCTTAAAGGCAAAGACTATAACGATGCTGTTAACAAATGGCTGACAGCCAATCAGAAGAAATACGGCTACGTCTATGTATATAGGCCGGAGCAGTAATCATAGAAAGCTACACGAAAGAGAGGCGGAGTGCGATAGCTGAGCGAGGAGGTGCAGAGTATGGCAAAAAAGGAACGGCCTCAGAATAAGAACCTGATACCGATAAGCGAGAGAACGCCCGAAGAGCGTCACGCCATACAGTCTGCCGGCGGCAAGGCATCGCAGCAGAAGCGCAGAGAGCGCCAGAGGCTCAACGATCTGCTGCTCATATACTCCGGGCTCCCCATCAAAGACGGGCGCGTTAAAAAGCGTCTGATGCGCCTCGGAATACCCGAGGAAGAGCTTACGCAGAAGATGCACATAGTTGATGCTCTCATCCGTATGGCTCAGGCGGGCAATGTCGCCGCGATCTCGCTCTATTTGGAAGCATCCGGAGAGCTGGGCATCAAGGATGATGGCAAGGAAAACAATCTGTTTGATATGATCAAAGCATCTTCTTCCGAGGAGGTGAGCGTTGATGATATACCGGAGATTCTCGAAACGCCAGAATCTGACGATGACTTGGTGGAACCGTCCGAACCTGAAGGACTATCAGGGGATAATCTGTGACGGATCCGTTCGATCCGGCAAGACCCTCTCGATGTCGATAGGCTTCATCAACTGGTCGATGACCAACTTCGACAACGGAGTGTTCGCATTCTGCGGGAAGACAATCGAGGCGCTTCGGCGAAATGTTATAAAGCATCTGCCGCAGTGGTTCGAGGGTATTTATACGATCATCGAAAAGCGCACCGAAAACCTTCTGATCATATCCGGCGGCGGGCACACAAACGCCTATTACCTGTTCGGCGGCAAGGACGAAAGCTCGCAGTCGCTGATACAGGGTATCACGCTTTCGGGTGTAATGTTCGATGAAACGGCGCTTATGCCGCGCAGCTTTGTTGAACAGGCTATCGCCAGATGCTCGGTCGAGGGCTCAAAGTTCTGGTTCAACTGTAACCCCGATACTCCGGAGCATTGGTTCCTGAAAGAGTGGATATATAAGCGCAATAAAAAGCACATTCTGTATCTGCACTTCACGATGTCGGACAATCCGAGCCTGTCCGAGGAGATCAAGCAGCGCTATGAATCGCTTTACACAGGCGTTTTCTATCGGCGTTTCATTCTTGGCCAGTGGGCACGGACAGAGGGGCTTGTGTATCCGATGTTCGATCCTGACAGACACATTACGGACGTTATCCCGGAAGCGGGACCTCGGTGCCGTTATTATGTCGCTATCGACTACGGCACGGTCAATCCGTTCGCAGCGGGGCTTTATATGTATGATCCCGCGAAACGGCAGGCGACCAAAATCAGGGAGCTGTACTATACAGGACGGTCCGCGAAACGTGTTGACGATGAGGCATATTATAAGATGCTCAAGGAGCTGGTCGGCGAAACTCGCATTGAGTACGTCGTGATAGATCCTTCGGCAGCATCTTTCATAGAAACCATTAACAAATACAGTGATTATGTTGTAAGAAGGGCGCGGAATGACGTGCTGTTCGGCATTCAGGTCGTTACAAAGTTTCTGAATGCCGGAGTCCTGCGGTTCCACGAAAGCTGCAAGTACACTTTCAGAGAGTTTAACAGCTATGCCTGGGATGAAGAGGCAAAGGAAGACCGTGTTATCAAGGAGAACGATCACGCGATGGACGAACTTCGTTATTTCTGCCTGACCGTGCTCCGTGACGAGTTGATCACTATACTATAATAACAAGGCGGTGAGCATTTGAATATATTTACGAAGATATTAAGCAGACTTGGCCTGCTTGAACTGACAGAGGATGCCGCCGCCAAAGGCTTCGGCGTTAAGCTTATATCATCGCGGGAGATGCGCCGGGCGATAAAGCTCTGGGATGACATATCCCGAGGAGCTCCGCCCTGGCTTGATCCTTCAGATGACGTAGTCACGATCAATATGGCTAAGTTCATATCCGACACCCGTGCAAAGCTGACAACGCTTGACATCGGGATCACGGTAAGCGGTGACAATGCCAGGGTGCAGTACTTGCAGGACGTTGTTATAAAGAGTCTGCTTGACCGTCTGCCGGAGCAGCTCTGCGAGGCCGACAGGCTCGGCGGTATGATGATCCGCTGGAATGGCGACAGCTGGGACTTTGTCAGACCCGGCAGCTTCGGGATCACCGAGATCGACAGTAACCATAACGTCATCGGTGCGATCTTTGCGATGCAGGTCACACAGAACAAAGACATATATACCCGCCTTGAATACCATCGCTTTGAAAAGCTGGCTGACAGCGAGGATAGCGTCTATCGGGTATCGAATAAGGCATACAGGAATACCAGAGGTCCGAGCGGAAGTCTTATGCTCGGTAATGAGGTGCCGCTTGCAATCGTCAAGCAGTGGGCTCATATAGAGCCGGAAGTAACTATTTCAGGCTTGACCAAACCTCTGTTCGCCTATTACCGGGTTCCCGGTGCAAATATCATTGATCCATCTTCTCCCTATGGTACGTCGATTTTCTCCGATGCTATCCAGGAGCTTGAAGATATAGACCTCGGTATCAGCCGAAAGAGCGCAGAAATCGCAGACAGTAAGCATATAACCTTCATCGGTCAGACCGTTAAGCGCGGCGCGGACAATAGGGGCATCAAGCTCCCTCGGTATGTGCAGGAGCTGGGCATCGGCATCAACGATGACAGTAACGAATCTGTCCGCGAGCATACGGCAACGGTGCTTACAGAGCAGCGCTTGAGAGATATAAACTTCAATCTTTCAATGGCTGGCGTCAAGTGCGGGTTCTCCGAAGGAGTTTTCGTTCTTGACGGTCAGCGCGGAGCCGTAACGGCGACACAGATCGAGAGCGACGACAGAGACACGATTCAGACTATCAAGAATGAACGTGATGCTCTCCAGGCGGCGCTTGAACAAGCTATCGAGGGCGCGAATGCGACAGCTACACTAATGAACGCTGCACCTCTCGGCGATTACGAGCTTGAATTCCACTTCGGAGATATAACATACAGCTATGAAGAGGATAAGGCTAATTGGAAGATGTACGTTCAGCAGGGCTGGGTGCCTAAGTGGATGTACTTCGTCAGATTCGAGAAGATGTCCGAGGATGAAGCCAAAGCAATGATTATGGAAGCACAACAGGCGGATATGGAAATCGCTTTATTCCAGCAGGAGCTGCTTACTAAAGGCGGCGGTGCCTGATGCTTACTCCGGAAGAGATCGATAGGCTCATCGAAACGATGCAGCCCTTCGTAGATCAGCTCAATATCTATATTACCAATGATATGATCCGGCGGATCATGGCACGCTTGAAAAGCGGTGTCTTTCAGCTTTCCGCTTCTGATATATGGGCGGTGCAGGTGCTTGATGAGACTAACGCCCATTTCGAGGCCGTGCAAGCCGAGATCAAGCGATGGACGGGCAAGGCCGAAAAAGAGATCGTTCAGATCTTCGAGGACGCCGGAATAACTGCCTGGGATGCCGATCGAAAGATATATGAAGCCGACGGCAAGAAAACCGTACCTATATATGAGATGCCGAGAATGGTGCAGATTATGGAAGATACTATGCGGCGCACCTTCGGCACTTTGCACAACTTTACCCGAACAACAGCACACGCTTCACAGCAGAGGTTCCGCCAGCTCCTTGATACGGCGCATCTGGAGGTAATGTCCGGGGCGGCATCGTACCAAGAAGCATACAGAGAGGCAATCGACCAGCTCTGCACAACACAGCTGCAAATAGCTTACGGCGGCGCTCCCGGCACGCCTTCGGTGTATCATCGAGATACAATCGAAACCGCTGTACTGCGGGCGGTACGCACCGGGACAACACAGACGGCAGGCAATATCTCGCTGCAAGGTATGATCGATATGGATTGGGATATTATCCAGGTCTCGGGGCACTTCGGAGCCCGTATCGGTGACGGCGGCGAAAACCCCGGCAATCATTATTGGTGGCAGGCAAAACTGTATTCGAGAACGGGCCGGACAAAAGGGCTTCCGAATTTCGATGTCTGCGGCTATGGCACCGGCGAGGGGTTATGCGGCTGGAACTGCCGGCACAGCTTCGGCCCCGGCATCAAGGGACATAACGTTTACGAGCATTTCGACAAGGAAAAGAACGAGGATATCTACAAGCTGTCACAGAAACAGCGAGAGCTTGAACGGAGCATCCGAAAGTTGAAATATGAGGTCGCAGGGCGCGATGAAGCATATAAGGACTGCCCGGAGAGTGAAAAAGAGCAGTACAAATCTGATCTCGATGTTTCAGTCGCTAAGCTGAAAAACAAAGTCGCTGCATATCGGAAGTTCTGCGCTGACAATGAGCTTAAGCCGTCATGGACACGCCTTGAAGTGGCGAAATATACGAGAGCGGCAAGGAGGAAGTCGTGAAATACGAATTGAATGAACAGCAGATACGGCTTATCCTTGAAGCCTTGGAGCGCGGGGATCGCGTCGAGTTGATCCCGACAAAGGATAAGATCAAGGTAGTCCGCATAAAGCGGCAGGATATAACAGAATAACGAATCCCGATCATAAGCGGTTGATCGGAAGAGCCGAGCGGGGCTGATGGTGCATAATGCACTGTCAGCCCCTTTTTATATGCCCGATGCGTGTGCGATGATCACGCACGGGTACCATCGGCGGAGCCGGGCGCCTAACCCCGGCAGATATCGGTCACGGCAACGACCTAAAAAGCCTAAAGATATTGGAGGTAAATCTTATGAAGACAGAAGAACTGACCGCGCTGGGACTTAGTGACGAGCAGGTAAAAGGAGTATTCGCCTTAAACGGCACCGACATCAATGAGCTGAAGCAGCAAAATGCTACGCTCACATCGGAACGAGATGCGCTTAAGACCGAGCGAGACAATCTCACCACACAGCTCACAGCAGCTAATGACACGCTTGCAAAGTTTGGTGACAGCACACCTGAATCGATGCAGGCAGAGATCCAGAAGTACAAAGATCAGATGGAGCAGCTCAAGACCGATTATGAGTCGCAGCTGACCGCCAGAGATCAGAGCGCCTGGATCGACGGTAAGTTCGACGAGTACGGTGTGACCTCACCTTATGCAAAGGCGGCACTTAAGGCGGAGATCATGTCAAAGGACAAAGGGCTCCCCTGGAGAGATGGTGCATTCTTCGGCTTTGACGACTTCATGAAAAGCGCAAAGACCAAAGATGCAAACCTTTATCAGACTCAGGAGGAGAAGGATGCCGCCGCAAAAGCTGCCGAACAGCAGGAAAAGGCTCCGAAGTTCATGGGCTCCCTCAATGGCAATACGCCTCCCGAAGGAGGTCAGGAGAAGAAGGTCATTCCGAAAGTTTGGTAATAACACGGAAAGGAATGAAAGTAAATGGCAAAGATCGAATCCTTAAGCATTCTGCTTACTACAACCGGTAACGACTACCTTGAAGAGCTTTCGGGCGCTGTTATCGAGAACATTCAGAAGGAAGCTCTTTCCTACAGACTGAAGAACACCGATCTGTCCGGTGATCCTGTTTCGGGTACTGTAGAGGTAAGACGTTTCGCTAATGCTACATCCAAGAATTACGGTACTGCGAGATCCGCAGGCAAGGGTGACAACGTAAAGGCTGCTCCCGTAACTGTTGCTATCGATCAGGACAAGGAGATCGTCGAGGAGATCGAGGCAAAGGACGTAAGACTCTACTCGGTTGATAACGTTCTTCAGAGACGTTCTGCCAACCATGTACTGTCTGTCGCTGTTGCACTTGATAAGGTGTTCTTCAGCGTAGCGGCTACTGCTGCGACCTCTGTGAACATCTCTACTGCTCTTGCAGTCGAAGATGCTCTTGAGAAGATCATCCAGGAGCTGGAGACTACCCAGAACGATTTCGTCGAGGGCGTGCCCAGAGATATGATGGCTCTCACCCTGTCGCCCGAGTGGTACGGCAAGATCAGAAACGAACTTGATAAGAAGACCCGCGTTAACGTAGATACTACCGAAGAGCAGTTCTTCGCTTGGCACGGTGTCGAGGTCAACAGCTCCGTTCGTATGCCTTCTGGCTGCGACATTCTGATCATGGTTAAGGGCGCTGTTGCACAGCCCGTTATGATGAATCAGTACTCCGCTGAGAAGATTCCTCTCTCCGAGGCTATCGGCGTTGAGCTGTTCTATCACTACGGCACAAAGGCCGTAACACCTGACCTTATTCTTAAGGCCAATCTGGTGGACCCTACTTGAGTCTGACGGTTGACACCGATATTCCGGCAGACAAAGACCTGTTCGGCAAAGTTATTGGCGACTTGCAGAGCGGTATAACAATCGGTGATGACGGTATCACAGGTACGCTGAAATATGTTACAAGTTATACAGGATTCGACGACAACCCCGAGATGCAGAGCGGTAACTATCTCGTTCTGCATAATACGGCTAACGTTGACGGCGCAAAGATTTCGGTCAATGTAACTCAGTCTGTAGATCTTGACGATGACGGAATCATTGTACTGCGAATTGCCGATAAGGATACGCAGACCGTTACAATAACGGTAAGCAAGGAAGGCTATGACAGCGTTACCAAGGAATACAGCCTCAGCGGACTGACCTGCGAGGCGGCGCCCGTGGCAGAGGAGGTATCAGGATGATCAAGACTTATGTTGTTGCACTTCCGACCAAGGCCGACAAGGAGCCCGATGAGACCCCGAAGAAAAAGCCCAAGGGCAAGAAGTGAGAGGTGACCGGCTATGGTGATATTCAGAAATCTCATTACCGGAAATGTTCTCAAAGTGACGGAGCAGCTTACTATCGATGAGATGCGTAAGCGTACCGACATCTATCGGGAACTGGATGTCGAACCGGCTCCCGATCCTGTTACAACTGAGGTCTTCTTGACCGTTAAGGAAACTAACTGAAGGAGGTGACGGCGATGTACGCAACATATAAGGACTATACCGAGATATACTACGGTGATGTCCTGACTGACGATAATGCGGACAGATGGCTTGACAGGGCTTCTGATTTTGTGGATAAGATCACTTTCGGACGGCTCCAGACGGCTTATCCGACGGACGAACAGTCCGACATCTATATCAAGAAGTCGGTATGTGCTGTCGCCGAAGCCTTATATCTGATCGACGCACAGAAAAAAGCGGGGGCAGCACAGATCGGAGCTGACGGATCATACAAAAATCCTGTTGCTTCGGTCAGCTCCGGCAGAGAATCGATATCCTATGCACTTAGCGGCGGCTCTACGGTGTACGCTGCTGCGGCCGCGAACAAAGCGGCTGCGGACAGCTACACTATGAGCATAGCAGCTGAGTACCTTGCCAATGTTGCAGACGCTAACGGCACAAATCTTCTTTACGCGGGGGTGGACCCCTTTGTTTAGAGACACAATAACCCTTTATAACTTCTTTCACGGCGTCTGGCATCGGCATATCATTCAGGGTGTGGATGCGGGAGCTGTTGATGCATCAAGCAAGAGTGCGACGACTGGGGATGCGCGGTCAAGCCGGTTGAACATCCTGATCAACTGCTCCTCCGATAAGAAGGTAGCAACGTCCGAAGGTCCCAGACAGTACTATCCTCCGAAGGAGTATGAGAGGCTGGAGAGCCCTATCGAAAGCAATGCAATCACGTTCTGTGAAGGTAAGGACTTCATTGTTCTCGGTGCTGTATGGAGCGAGGATCCGGTCAACGATGAAAACTACGAAAACGGCTACTATGATCACTTATATCAGACCCGAGACGGTGTGTATATGATCAACTCGGCGGCGTTTTTCAGCCTCATTCCGCACTTCGAGATAGGAGCGCGATAGTATGGATGAGAATCTCGGTAAAGTTTCATACGTTATGGGGCATATCCAGGTTGATCTTGATCTGTCCGAGTATGATGTCCGACACGAGCTCGCCCAGCGGAGACTTGCGCAGATGGTCTTGGAGAGCTGTAAGCCCTTTATGCCGATGGAGACAGGTTCACTGATCGAAAGATCGTATGTGTCTCCGGACGGAAAAAAGGTAGTGTTCCCCGGACCGTATGCACGCTATCTATACGGCGGTGTTGCTATGGTGGATTCCGTCACGGGAAAAGGTCCTGCGCTGATCCACGACCGATTCGGTGTTCCTGTCGGATATCGTTTCCGAAAGGGTGCGATACTAAAGCCGACCACAAGACCGCTGAGCTATTCCAAGCAGTTCAATCCGAAGGCACAGGCGCATTGGTATGAAGCGGCCAAGGATCAGGACTTGCAGCTATGGGTATCTACGATAGACAGGATCATCAAGTACGGAGGTGGCGGCGATGGCTAACGAAAGACCGATTGATGTCAGAGGCTCTGACATCGTCAGTACGGCGCTGCTGGAGCTGCTGAATACTTATCCGGGCTTGAAGCGCTACCACAATTCGGGAGAATACACGTCGGGGGGCTTTATTCTCTTGGATCCTGCGGAAATGATCGGATATAGCAACACAGCACTTGAGCCTGACAGGCGGATAAGATTTTCAACGCTTGATGACAAATCGGGTGTCGGATTCTTTCCCTTAAGCGGCGCGGTGTTGACAATGAACAAGAAGAGCATCACGGGTCATGTGCGGCAGCGGTGCTCATATCCCTTTAATGTCGTGTACAGAGCTGCTCCGAAATCAGAGGAACAGAAACTCGCAATCAAGGAATGGCTCGATGTACTCGGCAGATGGCTCGAACAGCAACCGGTCACGATATACGGACAGACCGAGAAGCTGGAGAGTTATCCCCTGCTCGATGAGGGCAGGATCATCACAGGCATTCAGCGTTCATCGCCGGCTCATCTGAGCGCCGCTTATCAAGACGGCGCGGAGGATTGGTCAATTACGATGACGCTGACATATAAGTATGAATTTGACACATAAAGGAGTGTTGATCAATGGAAAGAAAACTGCTTGCACACTTTATCGATGAATCTTTCGGCGGCGGGACCATCGCTTATGTAAGGCTCGGCAAAGACCTTGAAGAGTATAACGAGGAGCTGAATCCCGATGTCGATAACAAGAAGAACATTCTCGGCGAGGTATCTTTCAGGCATAACGGTTTCCAGCCTCAGAATGAGGTGACTCCGTATTATCCTGAACCCGATTCTGCTCTCAGCACAAAGGTAATGCAGATCGCTAACGAGAGAATCAACGGAGACGGTTGTCATACAACTGTTGTTGACGTTCTGCTGACTGAGACCGGCACACAGCTCTGGGCGTATCGCGAGGATGTTGCTGTTGTTCCTACCTCTATAGGCGGCGGAACTGACGGCGTACAGGCTCCCTTCACCATATACAGACTCGGCAACAGGGTGGCCGGTACATTCGATACAAAAACCAACACATTCACACCTACTGCGCAGTCTGTCCAGGTTCCCGGTTAAACTTTTGAATAATAATAGGAGGCATTATTATGAGTGAAGTTATGGAAAATAAGGGTTTAAGCATATCCGTCGATGACGGTTCTGAGCGCGTACCCGTTCTGAATAAGCAGGGCAAGGAGATAGGTGTTTTCTTCTTCAATCCGACAGACCTTGGTATCATTGACAGATACAACGAGGTCGTCAAGAAATTCCCCGAAGTTCTCGAACCGCTCGCAAACGTGAACATCGATGCTAACGGTGAAAGTGACGACGATGAGTCCATCGCAGCTCTCGGCGAGGCTAAAGAGAAACTCTTTGAGCTTTGCGATTACCTGTTCGGCGGTAATTTCGCAGAAGCATTCTTCGGAACGGTTCACCCGTTCTCGCCTGTCAGCAACGGGCTGTTCTACTGCGAAAACGCTATCAGTGCCGTAGGCGATTTCATTACAAATCGTTTTGCAGGCAGAGTTCTCGACATCCATGACAGGGTCGAGAAATACACTAAGAGCTACACAGCACAGGGTAAACCGAAACTGAGAAAGAGTAAGAAGGGATCGTCATGATTGGCGATCTTCCTTCTGCTCTTGATTTCGGCGGCAAGTCCTGGGCTATCCGGACGGATTACAGGGACGTGCTTAACGTCCTTGTAGCCTTCGGAGACCCGGAACTTGATGACCGGGAAAAGGTCTACGTCTGCCTTGTAGCACTGTACAAAGATTTCAACGACATTCCATCAGAGCTTTATGAGGATGCGTATAAGGCGGCGCTGGTATTCATTGACTGTAAGCGTCCCTGGGAGGATGAGGCTCCGCAGAATGTGCCGTCCCCGAGAAGTATGGACTGGGAGCAGGACGAAACGCTGATCTTCTCGGCGATCAACAGGGTTGCCGGATGCGAGGTCAGGGCGCTTGAGTATCTGCACTGGTGGACATTCATGGGGTATTATATGGAGATGCCGCCCGAAGGAGTGTTCGGGCAGGTGCTGCAACTCCGGAAGAAAAAGGCAAAGGGGCAGAAATTTGACAAACACGAGCAGGAATTCTGGAATCATAACCGGGATATCTGCATTCTAAGAAAGAAACTTACAGCCGCGCAGAGAGAAGCTGAAAAGAAGCTCAATGCAATGCTCAACGGCGGCTGAAATATAGATATAACGAGGTGACTAACGAATGGCTATGGATAACGGCTATGCCGATGGCTCGATCGTCGTTGACACTACCATTGATTCTTCGGGATTCAAGGCGGGCAGCGATAAACTCAAACGAGCGGTTGATTCGTTGGCCGCCTCTTTTAATAAGATCGGACCCAAGGCGCAGGCAGCTCTTGACGGGGACACCACGTCGATGAGATCCCTTGAGCGAGAGGCCGCCAAACTCGAAGATCAGATCGAAAAGTGTCAGGCCGAGATGGAGGAGCTTGGTAATACGAAATTCTCTACAGGCCAGTTTGAGGATGCTTCAAAAGACCTTGAAAAAGCAGAAAAAGCGCTTGAAAAGCTATACGGTAGGCGCGATAAGCTTGAATGGCTCGGAGTTGATAAGCAGTCTCAAACATGGCGTAGGCTGATGTACGACATTAAAGAAGCTGAAATGCGTGCAGAAAGCTATGAGAAAGCAGTTGAAAACTCTAAAAAAGTCGGTAGTGCATACGAGATGGGCTTCAATACGGAGAAGTACTCCGAGATGTCCGCAAAACTTAATGAACTGACCGCAAAGCTCGCAGATGTTAAGCAGAAGATTACTGAGGCAGAGCAGAAGGCGCAGGAGGCCGAAGCCCGCCGTAAAGCCGAGGCAGAAGCCGCCAAGGCAGAAGCCGATGCGACTAAACAGCGGCATCGTGAGGAAGCCGAAGCTAAGAGAGAAGAAGAACGTGCTGCCCTTGAAGCTGAAAGAGAGGCCGAAAGAGCAGCACAGGAAGCGCAGGCTCGTGCGCAGGAACTTAATAAGACCATAAGGCACGGCCTCATTAAGGGACTGCTGATGCTCGGCAAAACAGGTTTTGCAAGTTTTTCTCTACTTGGGAAGGGTGCGAAAGCGGCCGCTTCACATCTCAAAAACATAGTATTTCATTCCAAAGCCGGACAAAATTCTATCAAAGCGCTCTCCAAGACCTTGACGGGATTTTTCACAAAGCTTAGATCCCGCATCTATCGAAAGCTGATTACATCCGTATATTCGGGCATAGTACAGGGAATCAAGAGCCTGGTAACGGAGATGCCGGAACTGAATGCATCGATATCAGCTATAGTCTCTTCACTTGGATACCTGAAAAACAGCTTTGCGACGGCTTTCGCTCCGCTTATCAATCTTGTTGCTCCGGCACTGTCTAAGGCTATAGACCTGCTCGGCGATCTATTCACACATATAGGTATGGTCGTATCCGCGCTTACGGGGGCGACCAGCTTCAAGCAAGCTGTCAAGGTGCAGAAAGACTATGCGGCATCGCTTAACGAAACCACAAAAGCCGCGAACTCAGCGAAAAAGGCACTTGCAGGATTCGACCAGCTCAATAACAATACATCATCTGACAGTTCGTCCGGCGGCAGTACCGCAGAAACACTGTTCAAGGATGTGCCCATATCCGGCGGCATAGCTGACTTTGCAAAGAAGATCAGAAATGCTTTCCTGAAGGGCAATTATGCCGAGATCGGAACCGCTGTTGCGGGTAAAATCAACGGCATCTTCAAGAAAATCAACACGGCAATCACTAATGCTACACCCAAGATCGGAAAAGCAGTTAACGGTATAATCGATATTTTCAACTCTCTTGTAGATGGAGTGGACTGGGCGCTGATCGGTGATACTGTAGGCAAGGGCTTTAACCTGGTTATCGATACACTTCATCGGGTTGTCACCCGCACCGACTTCGGCAATCTCGGAACGAAACTCGCAGAGGGGTTGAACAGCTTAATATCTCGCGTTGATTGGGATAAGCTCGGAAAGACTATCGGAGGCGGACTTACAGGTGTATTCAACTTCCTGCATAACGCCGCAAAGACATTTGATTGGGTCAAGCTCGGAAGCTCTATCGGAAATGCTATAGAGGGACTTAGATCTTCATTCAGTTTCAAGTCCGTCGGAGAAACAGCGGCGGTTACACTTACAGGCATTTTCAAATCCCTTCATCAGATCATCAAGAAAACCGATTTTAAGGGCTGGGCAAAAGACCTTACCGATGGTCTCAATACATTCATCAAGAAGACTGACTGGGCGGAGCTTGGTTCGACCTTAGGCGACAGCTTCACCGGAGTCATAGATTTTGTATATACGGCAATAGATAATTTTGATGTTGCTAAAGCAGCAAAAGCACTTTATACAGCTTTCAACAACTTCATTACTCGCGTCGATTGGAATAGCCTCGGAAAAGCGATATCGACCGGCGCTGTCAAGGCTCTTAATTTCATAGCCGATATGCTCGAAGGCATTGACTGGAATGCAGCCGGCGAGGGCGTTGCAGATTTCCTGAACGGCATTGATATCACTGGAATCCTCAAGGGTATTTTGAGGATCCTTAAGGCTATAGTTAAGGCCCTGCCGACACTTATCAAAAGTGTTATCACAAATCTTGATTTTGAAACCGCCGTTGGTATCGTCGGAACAGCATTTGGATTACATTTTCTCAAAAAACTGTTAGTGTATTTCACTTCCGGCGCGTCCGGTTTGTTTACGAGAATCGGTTCAATGCTTTCCACGAAACTGACCGGCGCTACAAGCGGTATCGGTGCGGCAGTTGGAGGAAAAATTGTCGCGGGTGTTGCGGCTGCTATTGCAGGCTGGGAAATCGGAACACTGATTCGTGAAAAATGGGGCAAACAAATCGACGAAGCACTTGAGCCTATTTGGGATAGTACCATCGGTCATTTTGTAGATCAGGGCAAGTCCGATAAAGAAATACAGAAAATCGCTGATAGTGTTATAGAACGAGCCAAAAATGAGCGAGAATATGGAGCGAAGTACAGAAAACTGAGCTGGTCTGAAAGAATGTTTTATGATCCGTCTCAGCTCGATTCGTCCGGGAACTATCTGCTCACCAATCCGGAAGAGGTCGCGGCGAATAAAGCTAAGAAGCAGGCTGAGAATACTGTTAAAAGCCTTAATACGATTTATAGCACTGTCAAAGAGAAAACATCTGCAATCGCGGTTATGTTTGGTGAAGTCTTTAAGGGAGTTACAGATAACAAGAACAAGGGCATAGAGTTCATTGAATCCTTCCAGAAGGGCATCGACAGCAAGAAGCAGGAAGTATTTAACGGTGCTAAGAATGTTGCGGATAAGGTGCTTTCGTTCTTCGGATTAGCCGCGAAAGGCGCGGAGAAGGAAGGAGAAAAGGTATCCGAGAATACGGCAACGGGTATGAAGACAAAATCTTCAGATGTTACAAACGCTGTTAATCAGATATACGATAGCATCAACAAGCGTTTTGACTGGATGAAGAATAGCGCGTGGAATTCGGCACTGAGTACTGTCAATAATCTTGCAAACGGTATGAAGCAAGAGAAGCCCAAGAGCGACAGCGCAAGTGACAGCGTTACAAATGGCATTACAAGTCGTTTGAAAGGAATCATCAGTTCTGCAACTTCCACAGTAAGCAGTATGATGTCTAATCTTACATCGGGCATCACCTCGAATAAGTCCAAGAGCGACAATGCTATAAGTTCTGTAGTATCCGGAATTACGAGTTCGCTTTCAGGGCTTGTTGGTTCGGCTTCAACAAATGCCACCAGTCTTATGTCCAATCTCGCCTCGGGAATAACCTCAAACAAAACGATTACGGACTACGCGGCATCATCCGTAGCTGAGGGCATCAGATCGCCGTTCGCCGGTGTGAACGGTATCATAGGAGCAGCCAGCACCTGGGGCTCCGATATTATAAGCAGTATTTCGCGCGGTATATCTGCGAGCTTAACTGTCGCAGCGACAGCGGCTTCAAGCGTAGCCGGAACGATTCAATCGTACCTCGGTTTCTCGGAGCCTGAAAAGGGACCTCTTTCAGACTTTCACACTTATATGCCCGATATGATCGAGCTCATGGCAAAAGGCATCAAGGATAACGAGGGCACGGCGGTCAAGGCCGTAAGCGAGCTTGCAGGAAGGATAGCAGATGAAGCAGAGAATATGAGTGTTCTTATGCCCATCGACAGTAAAGCGAGCTTTATGGACAGCTTTGCCGATAAGATTACAAACGGCTTTACGGCGCTTATCGAAAGACTTGAAGCAATCGCCGAGCGCGTGCAGTTCAGAGTTCCTGCATTCGCAACAGGCACGGTGCTGCCGTACAGTGCCGGAGGATCCGACAGCGGAACCGCATTCTATGCTCCCGATTACTCCGCCATTACACAGAGAATGGACGAGCTCTCACAGAAGCTCGACAGGATCGAGGATGCAATCGACAATAAAGAGACCGGCATCACAGATGATGCCGTATATCGTAGCGTAAAACGCAGCGCGAAAAAAGAAAGTAAATCTACAGGCAGAAATCCGTTCGATTAAGGAGGTGCAGGCGTATGGCATTCAATGGGTATCTGGTCAAGACATATAACAACACGGTACTCGACAGGTACCTGGTCGAAAAAGGGTATGAGGTCACACCGGATCAGAGGCAGGATCAGGACTCATATCGAGACGGCCTCGGAGAACTGCATAGGCGGGTGCTTCCTAAAGTCGCAACGACGCTTAAGCTCACTACGCTTGACGGCCTGACGCTTGAGCAGGTGACCGCATTTCAGACTGCCGTTGAATCCGGCAGACTGAATGTGCAGGAACGTAAAGTGCGCTTGACCTACTGGAATTCTGAAACAAGGGACTACTGCACTGATATTTTCTATATGCCGGATATGACATTCAAGGTCAAGCGGATTGAAAGCGGAACGCTGATTCACGAAAGTATGACCTTCACGTTCATTGGCTATGGTGCTACACGGTAAGGGGTGAGACTATGATAGATTTTACTCCGACGCAGAAAGCGATGCTACTCGACAGCTCAATAGCCAAGAACTGGACTATACAGATATATGACGGCGACACACTTGAGGGCACTATACCGATCTCAAAAATGGTTGACGGGAGCATCAGGATCAAAGAGCAGCTATGCTCCTCTGATGCTCTCACAATAGGCTCCTGCGAGGCGTCTTCTTTTGAACTGCGGCTTGCCGACATCGGCGGCCTCCAGCTAAAGGGTAAGAGACTCAATGTCAAGGTGTCTATGCAAGGCTCTGAATACTTCGAGTTCCCGCTCGGGGTGTTCAATGTTGATGAGGTGCCGCGTAAGAATAATACTTGGTTCTATACTTTGACGGCCTATGACAATATGGTGCTGTTCGATGTGGATGTGAGGAAGTGGTACAACCGACTTACCTTCCCAATCACAGTTAAGCAGCTTCGAGATTCGTTATGCTCGTTTGTAGGCGTCCAGCAGGCCGCAGGGCAGACGCTTCCGCTTGATAGCCTACGTCTGACCAAGGCGGACTTGTCGGGCTCTCTGCGCGGCAGAGAAGCTCTCAGGGCTATATGTGAACTCAATGGATGCTTCGGGCATATCAACAGACAGGGACAGCTTGTTTATATCGCTCTCGGCGGCGCGTCAGTTATAACCTTCACCGAGGGCGGAGATACACACTATAAGCCCGGAGCGACGCACGAACCCTGGGCGACAGAACCGTATGATTCGGTCATCGTGTATGCTATCAATGACGATGTGGGTGTTACATACCCGGAAATCGGAGGTATGCGATCACTGTCCATAGGTAACAACTTCCTGACTTACGGTTTGACCGATGCTCAGAAGGCAAGTGTGGCGGAGACGATATACAACCGTGTGAGCACAATTAGCTACACGCCGCACCGCACTACGGTTCAGGGCCGTCCCTGGCTGGAGGTCGGCGATCCGATCTCAATCGTATCTGACGGTGAAACGGTCACGACCTATATCCTTGAAAGAACGATAACAGGCTTTCAGGCTATAGAGGATGAATATGAAGCTAAAGGATCTAACGAGATCGACAATGAAACCAGCACACAGAAGCAGATAGACAGACTCAAAGATATAGCCAATCAGATCAAAAGCGACTATCTGCGGGCGGATATGGCGGAGATCACCTATGCAACCATCGAGAACCTCGATGCTACCAATGCTCAGATAACAAATCTGATAGCCGAGGATGTCGAGATTCGGGGAGAGCTCCGGGCGGCGAGAGCATCTATCGACGATCTGGACGCCACCAAAGCCGAGATCACAGACTTGCAGGCTACAAATGCGACAGTCCAGAATCTCTCGGCTGATCTTGCCACATTCCATACTACTTATACCGCTAATCTTTCGGCGCTGAATGCGAGCATAACAAGCCTTGAGGCCGAGGATGCCCGCATAGGTAATCTTGTAGCCACAAAGGCGAGTATAACAGATTTGAATGCGGCTGTTGCCCGTATCAGTACAGTCGAAGCGGGTGTCGCAGATATAGACACGCTGATCTTCGGCTCGGCGACAGGCACAACGATCCAGACTTCATTCGCAAATGCTGTCATCGCACAGCTTGGGAACGCACAGATCAAGAATGCGATGATCGAGAACGTTTCCGTCGATAAGCTGCTTGCAGGCAACATCTATACCAACCGAATCCGCATCTACGGCGACAGCTCTGGAAAGCTTTCTATCGTGAATGATACGATAACCGTTTCCGACGGTGATCAGGTCAGGGTGCAGATCGGTAAGGATGCAAGCGATGACTATAATATCTACGTTTGGGACGAAAACGGCAATCTGCTCTTTGATGCGGCGGGACTCACCCATGCCGGCATCTCCCGGAAGATCATCCGTGACGATGTGGTTATGGATAACGCTAACATCGCGGCGTCCAAGCTCAATATAGATAGCCTTTTCACGGTTATCAATAATGACAATTCTCATACCGTCAGCGGCTCGAAGATCAGACTTGACGCACAAAGCCAAACTCTCGATGTCGCCTTCACAGCGCTGACAACGACAGTCGGAACCCAGGGCAGCACGATTACGTCACAGGGTACAGCGATCTCCACAATACAGGGGCAGATCAGCTCAAAGATATGGCAGCAGGATATAGATACGTCTGCGGCGGCTCTTACCCAGACGATGAACACCCAGTACAGCACGATCAATCAGACCATAGACACCCTGGAGGTCAGCGTCGGATCGAGCATAGCGAATCTACAGCAGCAGATAGACGGTGCCTCGGCATTCTGGACAGGCGATGAACCGCCTACGCTGGATAATTATCCGGCGAATGAATGGATCACTGAAGAGGAACTTCAGCGGCACGTCGGTAATATGTACTATGATATGAACGGCTATTCTTACCGTTTTATGTCGAATGGTACGATAGTTGATCGCGGAGTGATCCTTACCTCCGGCGGATATGCATTCGCGCATTACTACTGGATGCAGATCAAGGATAGCGAGGTTTCCAAGGCGCTTCAGGATGCCGCGCAGGCGCTCCTCGGGGTCGAAGCGATAAATAACAACCTCTCCACCAATTACAGCACCACAGCGCAGATGAACAGCGCTATAAGCGTATCGAGAGAGGGCATCCTTCAAACCGTTAGCGCGGCGTATGCCACCAAGCTTGAAGTCGTACAGACGGCGAGCGATACTCTCGACAGCGCTGAAGATTACGCCGATGGCGTAGGAACAGCGGCGGCAGCTGATGCCACATCGAAAGCCAATGCAGCGCAGGCGGCGGCGGAAAGCTACACCGACAGAGTGCTGGTATCGTACAGCACCACGGCGCAGATGAACAGCGCTATCAGTCAGACTGCTTCCCAGATCAATCAGACGATCACAAGCACACGCACTGAGCTTATCACCTATGCTGACGGCATAGGCACAGCGGCAGCGGCTGATGCTACCGCCAAGGCTAATGCAGCTAAGGACTACGCTGATGATGTCGGGGATGCGGCGGCAGCTGATGCCACGTCAAAGGCTGATGCCGCACAGGCTGCCGCAATAACCGCAGCGGCGGCAGATGCGCAGGCGAAAGCCAATCTTGCAGAAAATAACGCTAAAGGATACACCGAAACGCGGCTGACCGCGTATAGCACGACCGAACAGATGAACAGTGCTATCGATCAGACCGCAACATCAATCACATCGACGGTAGCAGCAACGTACACAACCAAGGCAGAGTATGAAGCCTTCGAGGTCGGAGCGAGGAACCTTATCCTTAACAGCATTGACCTTGTAGGCGAAACGCACTACTTCTTTACCTGGGCTCTTGCCTCTAACGGTGTACTGCTGACGCTGAATAATTACATCTTAATCTCATAAGGGGGAATCGACAATGGCAGAAACGCCGACCAAGGAAATCACCACAACGGACGTCGCCCAGACGGTCAACGCAACCAACTTCCTGTTCATTGACAACAACGGCACGTTCAACAAAGCGAAATTCGACAAGGTGTTCGAGAAGGCAGACAGCTATACTCCGCTGCTCGGAACTGCACTGTCTCACAACAACATCTTCCGAGGTGCAAACCTCACAAGCAAGTACACGGTAGCACAGCTCTATACCAAGGTCAACGCCGGGGACTTCTCAGACTTGTATCTCGGAGACTACATCAATGTATCACTGAGCACAAACCTCTATCAGATGTTCACAGGAAACGCTTTCGCAGAGGGCACAACGTACTACGAAAGAAGCGGAACACATCCGAGCTGGACATACGCCGCTACGACTGACACCGAGTACGACAGCAGCAAGACATACTACACTATGTCGGTAGTTAACGAAACTGTCGCTATGATGATAGCACACTTCAACTACTTTTACAACTGCGGAGACAGCAATGTAGTCAACTACAATCACGTTATACTGATACCGAGGACGAGGCTGAAAACTACAAGTTATATGAACCCGACACATACTACGACCGGGGCATACTATAACAGCGAAATGCATCAGACTATCCTTCCTTGCTATGCTGCTTCGCTCTCGACCGCGCTTGAAGGTCACGTCCGCACCTGGAGAGATCTTCTGACAACTACGATGACGTCTACAACCCCTTCAATGGCGGGTAACGGCTTCAACGGAGCAGCGACTGCAAGAGCATGGCAGAATACCAACATTCGTCTCATGAACGAAGTTATGGTCTATGGCTGCCATCCCTGGAGTTCTTCGGGAAATGACATCGGAATCGATAACAGACAGCTTGCGGTATTCCGCTTTATCTCGCCCGTTCAGTATGAACGCGCCTCCTCCTGGCTCTCATCTGTTGTATCTTCGACGCATTTCGCGAGTGTCAGCGGCAACGGCGGTGCGGGCTCCAACACCGCCGGCGGCGCGGCCTACGTGCGCCCGCTGATTGTGTTCGGCTAAGCCGCGCCCTTGTGGCGCGGCGTACATAAGGTTCAAGGAAGTGGTAAACTATGTCAGTACCGTTATCTGAAAGAGGGATATCCAAAAAGAAGTACTATGACTACGCCCTCAAGCTCGATGATAAAATTGTCGGACTTCTCATACGCGATTTCGGCTTAAAGACTATCTGCAAGGATCTCAATGTGTTTACACACAAAGCAAAGATGAACGAGCTCGACAAGAGCCTGTTCAACAAGCTCTGCGAGGTATATCACCTAAATGTCGAAACTGCATATCCGTACTGGCTGATAGATCACTACCGCACCCGTATCATGAAGATACTGGAAGATCTTATCGCGAACATCACAACCGCTTATTCTATTTTCGCCAACTCGGAGAGGGAGTTCTTCGACAGGCGGCACTATCAATGGCTTGCGATCTCCAACTGTGAGATGCTGCTTCAAACGATGCAGTGTGTTATCCGTCAGCTTCCGGTCGATGCTGAGAAGTACATGGAATACGTTGATATGATCCAGGAGGAGATCGAGCTTCTGAAGAACTGGAAGAAATCCGAAAACAAGATTTTGAAAGCAGTTCGGGAGAAGGAAGCCGAATCATAAGCTTACGTTATAATATGGGTTAAGTCTGTACAAATGTTTTTGTCGCGCCAACTACTGGCTCTCATCTGTTGTATCTTCGACGAATTTCGCGAATGTCAACAACAACGGCAATGCGAACTACAACAACGCCGGCAACGCGAACTACGTGCGCCCGATTACCGGGTATTCGGTGAAATATAAGCTACGTGCTGTCCGAATACAAAGTAAGGAGACTTGACCTGACCCGTTAGAGGGGAAATGAAACGAGGGTGACGCGGCCGGATACGTCTGAAGCCCGCTATAAGCACTTTCATCGGGGGTATAACCTCATTTATGACATCAGAATTAGAAAATACTTGTAATGCCAATTCATTGATCAGAGGATATTTTGATACAAGCAAAGGTACAGATTGGAAAGAATCAGTACAGAGCTACGGGATCAACCTGCTTCGGCGCGTAAGGGAATCACAAAAGGGCTTGCGCAATGAAACCTACAGCTTCAAGCCGCCCTGTGTATTTCGTCTTCGGGAACGAGGACACGACCGCATTATAAAATCGCTGCATATCGATGACAGAGTTGTGCTGAACAGCTTTAGCAATAATTCTCTGCTCCCGGTAGTGAAGCCAAAGCTGATCCACAACAACGGAGCAAGTATCAAGGGCAAAGGGACCGAATTTGCAAGACGGCATCTGTGCTATGATCTGAATGACTATTACAGAAAATTCGGTACCGACGGGTACATCAGATTCTTTGATCTGTCGAAATTCTTCGATAACATTCCGCATCAGCAGGCGCTTGAGCAGTATGCACCGCTCCTTACCGGCGCGGAGAACAGGCTTCTTGATAAAGTATTCCGGACTTTCGAGGTAGACGTTTCCTATATGAGCGATGAAGAATACGCGCATTGTATGGATGATGTGTTCAACTCCTTGGAGTATTTCAAGATCGACAAGAAGCTGCTGACAAAGCAGAAATTTATGCGGAAATCATCAGGCATAGGTAATCAGGTTTCACAGGTTACAGGTGTTTTCTATCCCTCCGGGATCGATAATCTTGTTAAAACCGTTCTCGGGGTTAAATGGTACGGCAGATATATGGATGATTTTTACGTTATCGCCCATACCGTCGAGGAGCTCGACACGATTACCATCGCAATAGCTGCTAAGTGCAGCGAGCTCGGGCTTTACCTCAATTACAAGAAATTACGAACAAGCCGACTCACAGAGGAGTTTGTCTTCCTAAAGATCATCTATAAAATGCGCCCAAACGGCAAGATCATCAAGCGGGTGTGCAAAAGCACGTTCAACCGCGAGCGCAGGAAACTAAGGAGATTCAAGCACCTTATTGAGGAAGGCAGAATGACCAGCGCACAGGTCGAACAATGCTACAGCTCATGGCGGGGAACTTACATCAAGTTTGACTCCCGCTATGAAATAATCAAAATGGATAGACTCTACTACAGCTTATTTGGAGGTGAAACAAAATGGACGAAAGGCGTGAAGCAATCGAGCAGGAAATCCGTAATCTTGAATGCGAGCTGACCAGCACGGTATCTCCCATAGGTGACTGGAAGATCGCTAAGTATATGGAATACCAGGCTATCGGTGAGCCTGCTCCCTATGACATCAATGCACTGCACGCACAGCGTCAGGCAGTACGCGACCGCATCAACGAGCTCCAGGCGGAGCTTGATGCGCTTCCCGATGAAGGAGGGAATGAGTAATGGCAAATGCGGTGAGCCGCTATACCGGGGCTAATCCTAACGGCGAGTCGGACATCATGTCCCGGCTCACCGTAACCGATGCAAGCTACTTCAAGCTGGCGGACATCACGGCGGCGGACAGCTACACTCTGCGGCTATGGATCAAGGCGAGCGGCAGCAGAACAGTGCTCTGCTATATCGGAGATACGCTGTACTCCATAGCTCCAACAACCGCCTGGAAGGAGATCAAGCACACAGCCGTCGTATCATCGGCAGGAACTTGTGAACTGCATCTTCCGGCAGGAACGTACTACATTTGGCACCCGATGCTTGAGCGATCAACAAAGGCATCTGACTACCGGCAAGCTCCGGAAGACACAGAGAACAGGATAGACGCTGCCGAGAATAACGCTATCAACACCTCAAAGGCTTATGTTGACGGTCAGCTTGTGAGCTATGCGACATCAAGAGAGGTATCCTCTCAGATCGAGCAGCTCCAGACCTCAATCAGTCTGTCGATAGCGGAAAAGGTCGTCGAGACCAAGAATTACGCAACAGATCAGGCTAACACGGCCAAGACTGATGCGATCAATACAGCGAATGCCGCTACGGATACAAAGCTGGCGGGGTACGTTACGACAACTCAGCATTCCACGGACTTAACGCTGCTTTCCGATCGCATAACAGCGGCTGTGACAGCCACGACAAACCTTGCGACGTATGTGGATGGCGAGTTCTATCAGCAGATCACACAGGAGTACACGAGCTCTATCAATCAGACCGCGCGGGGTATTCAGTCCAATGTTGCCAGCACCTATGCGACGATCAGCACGGTCAACGGCATTAACACCAGGCTCACAACGGCAGAATCCACAATAATTCAGCAGGCGGATGAGATCGCTCTGCGCGTTACGAAAGCCGGCCTCGTTTCCGAGATCAATCAGTCCAGCGGAACGATATCGATGACCGCAAACCGTTTCACGATAAGCAGCACATATTTCACGCTTACCGCTAATGGTACAGTAACTGCATCCAAACTGACCCTCACAGGCGGCACGATTCAATCCTCGAACTATGCTACCTCGGGAGGATCCGTTACAGCTGGCACAAAGATCGATCTCTCAAACGGATCAATCAGCTCCAAGAACTTCTCGGTATCCTCGTCAGGAACAGTCACGCTGTCAAATGCAACTTTTACAGGCGGCACAATAAAATCAACAAACTATGCGTCTGGATCAGCAGGAACCAAGATCAATCTATCGACCGGAGCTATAGATGCGGCTAATTTCAGTATTACATCTTCCGGAGTACTTACGGCGACAAGCGCGACCTTGAACAACGCCACCATAACAGGTACATTCAAGTCGTCATCCGGGGACGGTCATTACTTCACCAGAATCACGGGTGGCGAGATAGAAACTTTCTATGACAGCAAGCGTGTATCTTACATGATGCCTGTTTTCGCAGATGATATTTGTCAGCTCGCAATCCTTGGCTCCGGCAACTACGACGGTGTGGCGATAGGCGCAGCTTTCGATGATGGCATATACACTTATTACCGTTGCAACATACAGGACGCAGCAACAGCCGAAGGCTGCCGGCATCATTTCGTCGGAACGGTAAAATTCGATGATCAGTTTAAGTCAAATATCAATTTTCAGAACAACCTCGGCTTAGCTTGGGGTGGAAACATAGGGCTTCGGTACTACACCCAAAGCGCCGGAGCAGAGCACACCGGTTTATGGCTTGGACTTTCGAGCTCCCGACTTTGCCTTACCGGGTCGCAGATTGACGCGCACTGCAAAATATTGCTGAGGAACGACGAATGCCTGGGAAGCGTTGATACCGACGATGGCTACTACTACGTTATGGTACAGCACGATTCCACCAATAATGCAATCAACTTTGGCAACGGGAACCGGTCAACATATATAAACGGCTCCACGATTAACGTGGGTACGAATAGTAATACTGCAACGGTTAATATTGGACGCTCATCAGGCAGTATAAACATTAACAGTACTACTACATTATCAGGAGCTGTCACAGCATCAGGAGGCATATCTCTTTCAGGGTCGTATCTCACACTGGCAAATTCATACGGTATTATCTGCAACAACAAGATTGCATTCCGATACTACAGCTCATCTATATACTGCGGCGTTGATACGATACCGTTACGGCTTGTGGGCTCCGCAATCTATGCTAACGGCTCTCCGGTAGCGACCACATCTGACGCCCGCATGAAAACAAACATCGAGCCTATTGATGACAGATACATCAAAATGCTCGATGATATGGACCCCGTAAAATTTTGCTACACCGAAGGTGGCAGTAAGAGAACGCACACGGGCTTCATCGCGCAGAATGTGCTTGAAGCGCTCACAAAGGCGGGTCTTACTACCCAGGAAGTCGCAGCGTTTGTCGATGTCAACGGTGACGGAGACGAATACGCGCTGCGCTACGAAGAATTTATCGCTATCCTGCTTCTTAAAATTCGGAAGCTGGAAGACCTTATCAAGAATAATAGGAGGTAACTTGATATGAAAGTAAAAGTCGAATCAATCGTAAACGGAATGGAAGCTCTTGCGGAGCTGGCGAAGAAGGAACTCAGAGTGCAGACCTCTTACAAGGTCGCAAGGCTCATCAAGGCTTGCAATGCCGAGATGCAGACCTACAACGAGCAGCGCATCAGTATTCTTAAGGCTCTCGGCTGCGGAACCGATGAAACAGGCGCAAATTATATCATCCCCGACGGAAAAAAGGGCGAATTCACACAGAAGTATATGGAGTTGATCAGTACCGAAGTGGAGATCGCCGCTGATAAGATAGACCTCTCAGATGAAACCGCACCTATCGCTCCTGGTCTGCTGCTCGCTCTGGAGGACTTCATCATACTTGAGTGAGGAGATGATGCCAATGGCAGCAACAATAGGTATAGTTATTTCATTGTTGTCCTTGACGGTGGCGGCGATTGTAGGTTTTACCAACATACGCCGCAATAAGAAATCAGATGATCGCCGTGATGCTGCGGAAATGACAACGGTGATCGTCAAGCTGGAATCTATATCAACAGGCGTGACGGAAATCAAATCAGATATGCGAAACTTGCAGACAGGTATGCAGGAGCTCAGGGACAGACTCATCATCGTAGAGCAGTCAACGAAGTCAGCGCACCATCGAATAGACAAGATTGAGGGCAAGGAGAAGGAGTGATATTTATGAAAGAAAAGCATGAATGGCTCTACAGAGCGATCCGAACTTTTATCCAGGCGGCAATAGGCTATGCTGCTGTAGTGCTGCCTAACATTGATTTTAATGATACGTCTGCACTGAAGACTACCCTTGTGGGTGTAGGTGTCAGTGCCGTTTCTGCCGGAATATCGGCTGTGATGAATGCCGATTGGAACCATAAGGAGGGGTAATCATGAGCGTAATACTTAAACCTGATAGGATCTCAACGCTGAACGGAGTCAAGGTCAATGAATATCTGCTGACAAAGCATAATCCCAATAGGATAGCGATGCCTACGGCAAGTATGGCGGGAAAGGTCATCGGAGTAACCGTCCACAACACCGACTGGATCACGACTATAGCGGGCACGACTCCCGCCGAGCAGTACACCAGAGCGACGATGAACGGTAATATGAATGATGTCAGAGTGCATTATTATGTGGATAATACCTGCGCCTGGCAGAACCTTCCGCTTGATCTCAGCGGATGGCACGCGGCCGACAATGCCGGAGATGGAAACCGTAAGACCATAGCCATAGAGTGCATCATGAAATCCGGCAGTGATGCGAGATATGCTCAGTCCGAGGATAACTGCGCGAAACTTGCCGCATATCTGCTGCACGCTTACGGTTTTAATATTAACCACCTTTATACACATACACACTGGCTTAATGTCAAGGACGGTAAGACCGGGACCGTTGACCAGCTGAATACAATGTGGAATAGATATAAGATGTGCCCTGCATATATCCTTCCACATTGGCAGACCTTCAAGGCCAAAGTTCAGAGCTATCTTGATCAGCTCAAGGGGACAGCGACCAAGCCTGCGGCTCCGGCCTCAAAGCCCGCTGCCGCATCCGCTGTAAAGATGACCTATGATCAGTTCCAGGCCAAGTATTTAGGCAAAGCTGTTGATTATGACGGTGTAGCAGGTATACAGTGCGTTGACCTCGCCGATCAGTACCTCAAGGACTGCTTCGGGATCACCGGGGTTTGGGTTAATGGCGCAAAGAACTTTTATAACAACTTTGCAAGCTATCCTGCGCTTGTTAACGCCTTTACGAGAGTGGCTAACACCCGCGATCTGGTCGTTGAAAAAGGCGATCTCGTTGTGTGGGGCGGCGGCTCCTGGGGGCACATCGCTATCGGAAACGGTCAGGGCGATAAGGATTGGTTCATCTCCCTTGAGGAGAACACCAGAGGCAGACATGAACCCACACAGCTCGTCAAGCACTATTTCGCAGGCTCCGGAGCTGATGACGGATGCAATCCTGTTCTTGGTGTGCTCCGTCCCAAAGATAAGAGCATAAAGGGCTCTGCGGCGGCATCTGAAAGCAAGGTCAAGACCGTTGATCCCTATCTCATTAAGGTTACGGACAATGCCGGGCTGAACATCAGAACAGGTCCTGGAATCAGCTACAGTATTGTATCCGGCACGATCTGTCATGCGGGCGGCGTCTATACTATAGTCGCCGAATCCACGGTAGCCGGTCAGACCTGGGGCAAGCTGAAAAGCGGTGCCGGATGGATCTGCCTCACCGGGTACACCTCAAGATACGGCGAACAACAGTCCAAGAAGAGCATCGAGGATATCGCCAAAGAGGTTATTCAGGGCAAGTGGGGAGCAGGAAACGACCGGGCGAGAAAGCTCACAGCGGCAGGTTATAACTATGCAGTTGTACAGGCAAAGGTTAACGAGCTTCTCAAAAAATAAGAGTTATTGAGGCGGAGTCGGGGCTATCTCGGCTCCGCTTTTTGTGTAAACAGATTGTTGTAAACACTTAAATCTTGTAAACACTTTTAGGGTAAAACTGTAAACAGATACCGAACAAGTGCTGACGGTAAGTGCTGACAGTTAAATCCGCATAAAATCAAAGCTATTCCCTTTTTGTAAATACTGTAAACACATATTTACTAAATATATTAAAAGGAAGAATAAAGGGCATTTGAGCGCCTATACGCCTATGCGCGTATAATATAGGGATTTTGTGTTTACTTGTTTACTCAGGCGAATAATAGATGATGTCTTCCGGCTGACATTCAAGCAGCTTGCAGAGCATCCCGAGACCTTCGGCTCCGAGCACCTCACCTTTGCGGAGCTTCTGAATCGAGCTCCCGCTTAACAGCTTATCCTGTGCAAGTCGGTATGCAGAATAGCCCTTCACTTTGAGGGCTTGCAGGACATCTATCTTGTACTTTAATGGCATGATATCACCTCCTCCTTTAATTTTAACATAAAACCTAATCGAAAACAAGACTACGAATTGCACAAAATATAATCGAAAATTCGTTTATATTGCCTATTGAATATAATCGAATTTTCGATTATAATAATAAGTGTAAGGAGAACTACGACAAAAGGAGGTACAGAAAATGAAAATCAGAGCAGCAATCGTAAAGGATGCAGATAACAACGAAATCTATTTTGGTGAGACACCGGGCGAATGTCAAAATTACTGCAAGGAACACAGCATCACAGGGAGTAACGGTGAGTACATCGCAGAGGGCTACTACGACACCGAAAGCAGATACTTCGAGGCAGACGATTACGCCGAGATCGATCCGAACTGGATATGGTAAAGGAGGAATAGATTATGTATAGACAGTATGAGGATCCTTCCATTCTTGAGCAGAGGCTTGCAACAATGGAAGCACAGTATGCCAATGATCCCGATAACATCGACCTGGCTATGGACATCGCAGAACTCAAAGACCGGGTGAATTTCGCCTGGCAGGATGACGAAGCAGAGATAAACGGATGGGAATAAGGAGGAAATGACGATGAAAAGAACACCTTTCACGCCGGAGATCGGCAAGACCTACGAGAACGAGGGCGGCGGAACTTATCGCTGCCTGCGTCGCGAGGATGACTGGACGAGCTACACCATGCAGAATGTCAGCTCGGGCTGGACGTTGATCGCACACGGCATCGGCGTCTATGAAGACGGCAAGATCGATTGGGATTGGTCTTCCGGCGGGCACTTCGAGGAGGTATCGAGATGACAAAAGCAGAGATCAGCAGGAACCTGCGGTATAAGAGACCGGCGCTGTCCGGTCTTTCCTACGAGGAAATAACGAACAAGCTGGAGGATATGCAGGCAGCCTGTTCCGAGATACACTGGGCATTTGCCGACGATGATGCTCTCGTTGATGCTCTTGACGGCAACGAGGAAGAAGCCTGGGAGTTCAAGATGCTGTTCAGCTCGCTCGAGGCCGAATCCTATCAGCTGTGGGAGCAGATAACAGATCAGTTTAGGTATGCTGTTGATGATCCGGAACGAATGTGGAACGATTTTTCTGTCGCTCTGATCGGCAACCGATTTGAGATAATCGGCTATGACGGCTACGAAGAAGATTACTATAGCCTTTGCTCTTATGAGCAGGAGCTGGCGGCTACAGAGGCGGGAAAGCGAGTAATGCGGCTCACAAAAGCGGAGATGCTCTCTCAGATCGGGCAGATACTCGGAATGATTCTCGCCTTCCACAACGTCGAAATGAAATACGAGGCGCTCAAGGCCACGATTGACGTCCTGCGGGAGCGGAACACATCAATCATCACTCAGATCAAGGCTATAGAGCAAGCCTATGAAAAGGCCCAAGGCAAGCAGGAATGGAGCAGAGAATGGAAAGAGTTTGACAGGCTCATCAGCGAGCTGCCGGAGCAGCTTTGGATCGCATAAGGGAAAGAGGCGTATAGTATGACCGAGAAAAGAAAAGCGATCCTGGCGCTGACCGGGATTCGGGAAGAGATTAGACTTAGGTGTGCTTCCATTGCAGATATGGCGTTTCCTACTGATGATCAGATATGGAAGCTCTCCGCCTTACTCGATGATTATGAGGTCATAAAGGAAGAGTATGAGAAGCACAAAGACGATGAAGAATGAGGAGGAACAAAGATGGAAGTGAACGGTATAAAGGATGAAGCTACGATCATGCGGGAACTGGATGAAGACAGGCACAACCGTGACAAAGCCTTCGTTGAAAAGGAGCTTGCAAAGGCCCGAAGGAATCTCGAAAAGGCTGAGATCAACTGGGAGCAGTCCGGCGGCTACGGCTCCAGAGCCCCGATCAATCGTTGGTCAGATCAGGAGAGGCTCTGTCTGCTTGCTTTGAAGGCAGTTGAGCAGAGCTGCGGGAAATGCTCTCGCCGGAACAAAACCTGCTACGAGCTGATTAAGAAGCTCGATAAGCTCTGTAAGGATGGCGTCGAGAATATCGATATTGAGGAAGTCCGCAGTATGATCAACTCGCTTTGGGGTTGACAGAACTATACCAAAGTGGTATGATATCATGATATCATTGTAGCATAAAAACATGATTGTTTTTGTAAGGGCAGCGCTTCGGCGGTGCCCTATTTTTCGTGCTTTCATACTTGAATTCCGTGTCCACTTTCATGTCCACTTTTTATTTTTAGGGCGTATTTTTTATACTTTTGGCGTATATTTGTTTGATTTTAATTAAATCAAACAGCATAAAGAAAACCGCGCAAATACGGCGTTTAGCGTATCTGCGCGGTTTGCGACTTGGCGGAGAAGGAGGGATTCGAAAACTCGGTCAATCACTATAAATCCCGTATCTCCGTATATTCAGCCGTCCGTGTCCACTTTCGTGTCCACTTTTTGCATTATCGCCGCAAATTTATTTGACATCGTTTTCGATACTTCCTGTTTCTTTTCATCGTAGAGATGCTGATAGATATTCTTGATCATATTCGGAGAGCTCTGCCCGAGTCTCTCCATCGCATACTTATCCGGCACACCCTGAGCGAGCATCAGAGAGGCATTACCGTGCCGCTGTCCGTGCATCGTGAAGCGAGGAAGCCCGTTCTGATCGCAGAGCTGTTGAAACCGCTTCAGCACCGAGTTAGGTGTCATCGTGCTTATAAATTCCGACTTCCGCTCTGCTCGATCCAAGCGAGCCTTAAGCACCTCATCGACTTCAAGCAGACGGGTGCTTGCTTTTGACTTGGTTGTATCCTTCACAACGAGCTTATTGTGCTTATCCGGCACCCTGGCTGAATGGATGAAAATAAATGCTCCGTCATAGTCGCTCCATTTAAGCGCCGCGATCTCGGACTGCCGGAGCCCGAGGGTGACGGCTATTGTGACCGGGACCTCGACATTAGTACCCTCCACAATCGTCAGTATCTGTGCGATCTGCTCCTCGTTCGGGATGATCGGCTCATACTTCTTGGTCGCCTGCGGGAGTTTGATTGAACCGAGGTCGAGGTTTATTTTGTTCTGTCGCAGTGTAGCTGTTACAAGCCCGAACTGATTTTTGATCGCTTTCGGTGAGTATTTCTGCGCATTGGTGCTGATCCAGCGCTGTAAGTCGATCTCCGAGATATCCCCGATAAGCATCTTTCCGATAGTACCGAGGGCATTTCTGCGGATGATCTCATACCCGCGAACGGTTGAAGGGCTTAGTACACCCTCTTTCGATGTGATGTATGCTTCCATAGCCGTATCAAGTGCTTGCTTCTTTGGCGGCACTTTCGATCTGCCGTTCTCCCATTCCGCTGCAAGGAGCTTGACTTCGGCTTTGGTGTCCGCCGTGAAGCTCTTCCGGGTTCCTGTTGCCCGGTCGAATACCCTGATCCTATAGCTCCCACTGGGGAGCTTTTCTATTTTCGCCATAGGTATCGCTCCTTTCCGTAAATCGTTAAGGGCTATAATACAGTTTTCTTGACATCACACCGTAGGTTTTAACTCTATTAATTAGTTCGGGGTCATTGGAATAGTGAACAAGATGTGCTTCAAAAGATGTATCCGCATTTGGCTGAAGATCATTTGCACTTGTTGTGGCTATGTATATCACTTTGTCGTTTTCATCATAAAGAAGAGCGTGAATTAGCACAAAGTTTTCAACTTCTTCTGAATTATTGGTTAATCTGCCTGTTACGACCAAATTAGTATTATTGTCTTCTTTCAAATCGGTATCCGAAATCTCGTAATCAACTATTGTCTTGTTGGTTTTATATATTTTGCATTCAGCTGAAAGATTAGCCCCATTGCTGAAATCAACATTATCTTTGGGCATAGGACCTGAATTATAAAGATAGCTTTTTTCCCCGGGAGCTATCACACAGGCCGTCTTGAATACTAAATTATCAACATCAATCAGATGCCCGGAATCATCCTCGATGTTGAATTTGCAATCGCCGATAAAAAGATTTGTATCCCCGGTATTAGTTATTTCTACAATCCCCTTATAGCAAAAACTATTATCTGCATCATTTCGTTTGTATAGTTCGAAAATCTGATCGGTAATATCATATCTAACTACTTCCTGTTTCGCAGTTGTCGTATTTTGTTTCGTAGTTGTCGTATTTTTAGTTGTGATTCTATTATCGATTGGAGAAGGTGTGGATTCTGTTGTTGTGACTGTTGTAGTTGTTATGGTAGTTGGTTCTGTTGTTTTCTTCAAGCTCGTATCGCTCTGATTATCAGCTCCGCAGGCTGATAGTCCGGTACAAATCAACAAGATCGCTAATTGTTTTTTCATATAATCGTCTCCTTCAGGGGGGGGGGTGAGCGAAACGCTCACCCCTTTAGATTTTACCCGTTTGTCCTATACAAACGGTTTTTTGTTAAGATTGCTTTTCTTTGTTTAACAAGTATTCTATGTACGATGCGAGCTCAATAAGACTTGCAGTAGTTTTAATGCCATCTATTGAGTTGATGATATCGTGCTTTAGATTCTCAAAATCTACTTGGGGTGGAGCAGTGTCAGATGTTATGTATGGATCATCGGAAACGCCTATTAAATAATTCGCAGAAATACCGAAGATCACAGCGAGTATAGCGAGACTCATAGTTGATGGATCTCTTTCAGACTTTTCATAAGATCGATAAGCTCTTACAGACACATCAAGTAATTTTGCCATCTCTTCTACAGTATATTTGTTTTCCACTCTAAGTGCCTTTAGCCTTTTTCCGATGAAGCCCAGGTTTTTATTATCAATGTCCATGTTATCACCTCCTATATGCTTATTATACACTATAAGTGTTAAAATGTCAATAAAATGTCTAATATTTTATACTGAAAAGCCACTTTTAGTGATAATGCACAAAAAAACGCATTGTTTTTCTATATATGATTTTCCACAAAACGTATTGACATTGACACTATATGTGGCTATAATTAGATTACGGCCACATATGGTGGCAAAACAAGAGAGGCAGGTGAACAAAGTGAGAATCGAATTTAACAACATAAGAGCAGAGGTGGCAAGGCACAACTTAACCATTGAACAACTCTGTACTAAGCTCGGAATTGAGAAGAGCACTTTTTACAATTGGCAGAAAAAACAGGATCTTCCTGCAAGCTATGCGGTTGAGATTGCAAGTATGTTCAACGTATCCACCGACTATGTTCTTGGAGTTGAAAGAGGAGGTGAGCAAAGTGGAGAGTCCAGTTCAGACATTCACAAATGATGACTTAGGAACCATTCGTACATTTGAAATCGAAAATGTCATTTGGTTTGTGGCAATTGACGCAGCAACAATTTTGGGTTATTCGAATCCGCGTAAAGCTGTCAAAGATCATACGGATACCGAAGACAGAAAGCTGATAGAACTCCCAGCGGAACAAAACGTTACGCTGGTGAGAAAAGCGTATGTAATCAACGAGAGCGGTTTGTACAGTTTGATTCTTTTAAGCAAGATGCCAAAGGCAAAGCAATTTAAGCGTTGGATTACTAACGAGGTACTCCCGTCTTTACGGAAGACCGGGCATTACAGCTTACCAAATGCGAATGATTTTCAACCTGAAGACTCGGACATCCCTCAAACAGCGGTCACGGCGAGAGATTATCTTGCACTGGCGAAAATAATTGCAAGCTGTAAAACTGAAAGACTTCCGCTCGTAATAAAAATTCTTGAAAAGGGCGGTTGGAGTATCGGTTCATCACAGGAGCTTGTCCAAAGCGGGCTGAAAGACACCTCGGATGCAGGTGCAAGGATAAAAAATGTGATGACCAAGTACGATGTATCCGTTGAAAAGATTGCAAAAGAAATCGGCTGGTGCAAACAAACACTGTACACTTACTTGAACGGTAAGAGATTCCCCTATCCTAAGAACTACACCAAGCTGCTAAATGACCTTAATGCATTTGAAATCGCGCACAACACAAATATCGACTAATTGAATGGAGGGCAGTCAATGAAACGCATAACAAAGTCTAATGCAATAGGTGAAGCGCTCAAGGCTGCCCAGTACGGAAACGGTATGATCCAGGCTGACGTAGCTCGGAAAATGGGAGTGAAGCAGGCAACGGTCTCACGGTGGTATCGAAACATCGATCTGATGACCGTCGGACAGTTCCGACTGCTCTGCACCATTCTTCACCTTGACGCCGCCGAGATCATCAAATTAAGAAACGGAGGTTAATCACATGGCAAACAACACATCTATCAAGATCACGCTGGATGCACCGGCGCTGACCGAAGCGCTTAACAAATTCGCAGAAGCGCTGACGAAATTCGCCGAGATGGGCAGAACGGCTGTACTCGAAGCTACACCCGAGATCACAGCAGTACAGCCCCTGCCGACAGCAGAACCGCAGTATGAGCAGTTCGTTCCGCAGCAGCCCGCACAGGCACCTACGGCACCCGTACAGCCTCAGCAGACACAGGTACCCGTTATGCCGCAGGCAACAGCTTGGCCGCCTCAGATGGGCGTACAGCAGCCTCAGCAGCCGGCTCCTGTTCCTCAGCCCGTAGCTCCTGCACCCGCTGCTCCGACAGCTACCGTTGATCCTGCTTTCAAAAATCGGGTATTTAACGCGGCTGCGGCACTGACCAATCAGGGCAAGATGAATGACGTCTTGGCGCTGCTCGGCAGCCTCGGAGTGCAGAGCGCACAACAGCTTTCGGATGCACAGATTCCCGTATTCGCACAGGGCCTTCAGGCGCTCGGCGGGGTGATATGATGGCAGAGAGAGCACACGCGCTGTTGTCAGCGAGCTCGGCGCACAGATGGCTCAACTGCACAGCAGCACCACAGTATGAGCAGCAGTTCCCCGATACGACATCGGAGTATGCAGCGGAAGGAACCATAGCACACGAGATCTGCGAGATCTATGTTCTGCGAAAATTCGGAATCAATATAGATCGCAAAGCTCTTTCCCGCAGAATGTCTCAGCTCAAGCACGATAAGCTCTACTCCGATGAGATGCTTCAGACAGCGCAGATCTATGTAGATCACTTGACCGAGAAGGCTATGACATTTGATGCTGTTCCCTATGTCGCCGCCGAAGTTAAGGTCGATTTGTCTGAATGGGTACCCCAAGGCTTTGGCACCTGCGACTGCGTTATGATCGGCAGTGGGAAGCTGCACATCACCGACTATAAGCACGGAAGAGGCGTAAGAGTCGAGGCGGTCGGCAATCCACAGATGCGGTTATACGCGCTTGGAGCGCTTAAGATGTTTTCGGCGATATACGATATCAAGACAGTATCAATGAGTATCTGTCAGCCCCGTATCTCAGAGTTCTGTCCCGAGGAGGAAATGTCCGTCGAGGATCTACGAGCCTGGGGTGAAAGTATCAAACCTGTTGCTGCTCTTGCCTATTCGGGTAATGGTAGCTATGCTCCCGGTGAATGGTGCAGATTCTGTAAAGGACGTAACGTCTGCAAGGCAAGGGCGGATTTCAACTCGGCTCTCGCAGACTTCAAAGACTGTGTACCAGCTGAAAAGGCTACACCCGAGACACCGGCAGCAAATATCCTGTCTGATGAGCAGGTCGCAGTCCTGCTGGAGCTTGGTTCCGAGCTGGTGTCTTGGTACAACGGGCTCTGCGAGTATGCTCAGCAGAAGCTGCTGAACGGTGGTACGATCAAAGGATATAAGTTGGTCGCCGGAAAGTCAATAAGGGCTTTTAAGGATTCCGATGAAGCGCTCTTCATTCTGCATGAAGCAGGATACGGTGATGACGATCTGCTTGACGTCAAGCTCAAGAGCCTTACTAATATCGAAAAGTTTTTAGGCAAGAAAAAGTTCAATGAGCTGCTTGCAGGGGAAGTCGTTCAGCCTCCCGGGAAACCAACGTTAGTGCCTGAATCGGACAAACGTCCGGCGTATAATCCTGCGGCATCAGATTTCGAGGGAGTGGTCAAATGACCTGCACAACTACAATCGGGACATTCTGCTATGATCCTATTCGCATAGACTGGGATACCGGTTATATTGAGGTAGTTCCACCTATGTTTTTCGATGAGGCATCCCCGAAGAAGATGAGACAGATCATCAAGCTTTCAAAAAATAGTGACAGCGGGTTTATCTTCAAGGTCGGAACCGGCAAGCCTGTAGAGACAAACAGCATTTGGCTGTGGAAACAGGCTCTCAGGGCTTGTCGGGAACGACTTCCGAAGCTGAATGAGAAGATCGACGCGGAGAAAGACCGCGAGCGCGAACACGTTGAGAATCTGCTTAAGAAAGAAACCGGTGCCAAGAAGATCAGAGAGTTAAAATCGCGAATAACCGAGATCGAAAGAAGCAGAACCTATCAGCATAAGAGGGTCAAAGCGTATTCCGACAAGCTCGACAGATTTGAAAAGTTGCTCATCGAAATGACTGGAAAGGAGTGAGTATAATGTCCAGCGTAACGAGAACGATCCGCCGGGGTATCATGTTTAAGAATATGAACAAACAGCAGAAGCTGTTATGGAGAGCAGAGCACGGCGGCATCAAGAACAATCCCAGGAAACAGGAAAAAGCAGATGCGCTGAAAAAGCTGAAGTCTGCGGAAAATAAAGAAAAGGAGTAATGCACAATGTATCAGAACATTCCCACAAAAGTACTGACCGGTGAAGTAAGACTGTCTTACGTTCACCTCACCCAGCCCTATGCTGGTCTTCAGGGCGGCGAGCCTAAGTATCAGGCTACTCTTCTCATTCCCAAGACTGATGTCAACACATACAATGACATCATTCAGTCAAGAGATGCGGCCTATGAAGACGGCGTAAAAAATAAGTGGAAGGGGGCGAGACCGCAGCTCAAGTCTCCTTTGATATGGGACGGCGACGGTGTCAACTCTTCCGGTATGCCTTTCGGCGATGAGTGCAAGGGACATTGGGTGATCACAGCATCCTGCTCACAGCAGAGGAAGCCCCAGGTTGTCGGTATCGATAACGTCAGAGTTGAACTGGCTCCGCAGGATATTTACAGCGGTATGTATGCAAGAGTTACGATCAACTTCTTCCCCTTTGACTCTCACGGAAACAAAGGTGTCGGATGCGGTCTCGGCAACGTCATGAAGACAAGGGACGGTGAACCTCTTTCCGGCGGCGCTTCGGCAGAATCCGACTTCGGCAGTTTTGCACCGCAGCAGGTTCCGCAGATGGGTTACGCACAGCCTCAGAATGCTGTCGCAGGAGCTACACCCGCGCAGTACGCTGCACCTACAATGGGAACAGGTCAGACCTATCAGCCTATGGCAGCTTTGCAGGGTATGATGAGTACAGCACAGCCGCAGCAGCCCGCAGTTCCTCAGCAGCAGGCTCCGCAGAACGTCAGATTTGATCCCATAACGGGACAGTATGTGCCGTTCTAAGCTATGAGGATCCTATCTATCGACCTGGAGACCTATTCGAGCGTAGATATCAAGAAATCGGGAGCGTATGCCTATGTGCGCTCTCCCGATTTCCAGATACTGCTTAACGGCTTCATGTTGTGGGGCGAAATGCGAGAGCCAATCGTGCTGGACTTCAGCACGGAGGACGTACTCCCGGAGTGGTTTGTAGGACTGCTCACGCGCCCGGACATCAAGAAGCGGGCGTATAACGCAACGTTTGAACGACTCTGCTTTTCTGCCGCGCTCGGCATCGAGCTTCCCGCCGATCAGTGGGAAGATACGATGCTCCAGGCTTTGTACTGCGGCTATCCCACATCCCTTGAAGCAGCGGGCAAAGCTATTGGACTTGAAGAGGATAAGCAGAAACTTACTACGGGCAAGGCGCTGATCAAGTATTTCTGTTCGCCCTGCAAGCCCTCCAAGGCCAATAATGGGCGCACACGGAATCTCCCTGAACACGCGCCGGATAAGTGGCAGATGTTCAAGGAGTACAATAAGCAGGATGTAGTTACCGAAATGGAGATCGCAAAACGGCTTTCGGCAATGCCGGTTCCCGCATTCGTGCAGAAACAATGGGAGACTGATCAGAGGATCAATGCCCGGGGTGTACACGCCGATATGGAGCTGGTCTCCGGTGCGATAGATATTGCCGCACAGGAAGCTGTTCGCTTGAAGTCCGAGGCTGTCTCGATATCCGGCTTGCAGAATCCTGCGTCCGTTCGTCAGCTCACCGATTGGCTCCGTTTGAATACCGACGAAGAGGTTACTACGCTTCGCAAGGCTGATGTTGCCGAGCTCAAAGAAAAGAGCATACCGAGCGATGCCAAGAGGCTCCTGGAGATCAGGCAAGAGCTTGGCAAGACATCTACAAAAAAGTATGATGCGGTACTGGCTTGCGTCTGCCCTGATGAGAGAATACGCGGAATGTTACAGTTCTACGGTGCCAATCGCACCGGACGCTGGGCGGGGCGGTTCGTGCAGGTGCAGAACCTTCCGCGAACATACATTGATATGCTCGATTTCGCCCGCGATCTGGTCAAACAAAGATCGGGTAACGCGCTTCGGGTGATCTACGGCTCGATCTATGATACGCTGTCCCAGCTCATTCGGACGCTTTTCACAGCTACACCCGGGAACGTGCTTATCGATGCGGACTTCTCCGCTATTGAGGCAAGGGTTATATCATGGCTCGCGGGCGAGGAATGGCGGCTTGACGTTTTCCGAACACACGGTAAAATCTACGAAGCCTCTGCCGCGCAGATGTTCGGCGTACCTATCGAGCGCATTAAGAAGGGTAATCCAGAATACGCATTACGCGCAAAGGGTAAGGTCGCAGAGCTGGCGCTTGGATACCAGGGCGGCGCTAACGCCCTGATAACAATGGGAGCCTTGAAAATGGGGCTGAATGAGGATGAGCTTCCCGATATTGTAACGAGATGGCGAGCCTCGAACCCGCACATTCAATCACTATGGTGGGCATTCAACAATGCCGCTATCGACGTGATCGAGCAGGGCGGCTTCCGACAAGTGGGCCCGTGCATCATAGCGCGGGAATGGGATCAGAACACACAGCGGTCGTATATGACAATACAACTGCCGACAGGACGAAAGCTCTACTACGTTGATCCGCAGATCGGGACAAACCGATGGGAGCAGAAGTCGATACAGTATCTCGGCATCAACGATAAGAACAACGCGCATAAATGGGGCTACGTCGAAACCTACGGCGGCAAGCTCGTGGAGAATACGGTTCAGGCCATCGCCCGTGACTGCCTCGCTGACGCCATTGAGCGCCTGGAAGCAGCGGGCTTCCCGATAGTATTCCACATACACGATGAGGTCGTTATCGATATCAAGCCCACAACTCAGACACCGGAACAGATGCTCGATAGAGTTATTGAGATCATGTCACAGCCGATACCCTGGGCGCCGGGGCTCCCTCTCGGAGCTGACGGTTGGACAGGACAATACTTCAAGAAGGACTGATAACAGATGAAATTCTTTGGCAAAAAGGTCAGCGATGAAACAGCCTGCGGTATATTCCTGATGATATGGGAGCTCTTTTTCCTCATAGCAGCCTTGTCGGAAAGTGCTGTCGGCTGGACACTGTTCATCGCGGATACGATAACACAGCTTGTATGGCTGTATTTTTCAGAGAAAAATGAACGGCTGGCACGTTTGGAAAAGAAACAATCCGAACGATTCAAGCAGATAGCCTCTGACTATCTGCGCTATGTACGAAATGTTGATAGGACGGAAGGAGCAAATCATTATGATCAATATTCTCAAGCTGAGTGCAAACGGCAGAAAATCCATTGATGTTGTCGGACCAAATGATCTCGGTGTTCTTATTATCACCGAACTTGGTGAATCGGCAACGGCTGAGATCAGCGCCGAGACCGATTGCAGTATTTTCTACGATCCTTGCAGCAAGGGTGAGATAAATGCTGTAGCATCCACGTTGTTAGATAGGGTTATAGTACATGGTACGGCCTTCCTGGTCCAGTACAGAGGCGCCCCGAAGCCTGAAAACTTCACGAGCATCAACGGAACAACGGCAAGGATAATAAATTCTCTCTATTACTCCTTAGATCAGGCAAGGACTCTTGAGAAGAGTGCAGGCGTATCATATACTCTTACCGAAGATGTATTTAGCTCAAAGTCAATTACGCATCATATGCAGATGCTGCTCGGATATGATCCGACTGATTCAATGAATGCCCAAATCAATAAAGCAGCATCTGAGCTAATGCAGTGCAGGAGAATATGTAGTCACGATCTGTGGATATACTGCTTAGCTCTTGACGCTTTGAAGGATACTCTTTTTTCAAGGATGAATGATAGTCAGAAAACACTTTACAATGATATCTGTAAAACCGGTTGCCATATTACTGTTAACCTCGACAACCTTACCAATAACGGAGGCAGAAATGAGCAGACCGATTGACAAGCTGATTATCGTCAAATGTCCATACTGCGGAAGCATTGATGTCGTCGATGATATGTGTTTATGGTGTCACGCGAGCAATCTGTCCGAGGCGGTTTTCGATATGATATGGGAGGATGACGAAGATGAAGACGAATGAACTTATAGTCGATAACTTCGCCGGAGGCGGCGGCGCTTCAACAGGAATTGAGCTCGCAACAGGCAGGCCGGTTGACATCGCCATTAACCATGATCCCGATGCTATTCTGATGCACCGGACCAATCACCCACATACACAGCACTACTGCGAGAGCGTATGGGATATCGACCCGAAAGAGGTCTGCAAGGGCAGACCTGTCGGGCTGATGTGGCTTTCGCCTGATTGCAAGCACTTTTCAAGAGCAAAAGGCGGCAAGCCCGTTGACAAGAATACGCGCGGGCTCGCCTGGATCGCCGTCAGGTGGGCGGCAACAGTCCATCCGAGAGTGATTATCCTCGAAAACGTCCCGGAATTTGTCACCTGGGGTCCGCTGACGAAGGACAGCTATCCCGACAGATCACAGCAAGGACGGACATTTAACTGCTTCATCAACGCCCTGTCACGCTATGGATATGTGATCGACTGGCGGGAACTGAAAGCCTGCGACTATGGGGCACCGACTATCCGCAAGAGGTTTTTCCTCATTGCCAGATGCGACGGAAACCCGATTGTGTGGCCGGAAGCTACACACGGAGAGGGCAAGCAGCCATACAAAACGGCGGCAGAGTGCATCGATTGGAGCATCCCTTGTGTGTCGATCTTCGGGAGGAAAACTCCGCTGAAGCCGAACACGATGCGCCGGATCGCAAGAGGGCTTGATAAGTTTACGCTAAAATCAGACAGACCGTTCATCATTCAGTACAAGTACGATAATTGCCCGCAGGATATAGATAGTCCGCTTTCGACAATAACCTCGGTCAACGGACACTACGTCGTAGCACCGAGCATTCAAAAATACTACGGCGGGATCACGGGCAGCTCTGTTGATGAGCCTCTCGGCACGGTCACAGCGATAGATCACAACGCCCTGCTTGCATCTTCTCTGATTCAGTATCACAGTGAGACGGCTCATTCGGAGGTCAGAGGGCAAGCCTTGCAGGATCCTTTGATGACCGTTGATGCCTCCAATCGGTACGGGCTTATGAGTGCTCACATCGTTAAGTATTATTCCGGCGATAACTACTCTGCGGCAGATGATCCTCTCGGGACGGTCACAACACATGACCGATGCGGGCTTGTCGAAAGTCATTTGTGCATCCTTCGGAATAACCAGGACTGCAAGCCGTTGACTGAGCCCTTGCCGACAGAATGCACTTCGGCGGGGCATTTCGCAGAGATCAGAACGCATATCGTGAAATACTCACCCTCTGCCGAGCCGGGACATTGGCCGGAGATCAGAGCGATGCTCAATGAATACTGCGGATACAACATAGCCGATGATGAAATCCTGCTGCTGAATATCGGCAATACAGAATACTACATCCGCGATATCGGTATGAGAATGCTCGCTCCGAGAGAACTCTACAATGCGCAGGGCTTTCCATCCGATTACATTATAGACCACGACTACACCGGCAAGGAATACAGCCGGGTAAAGCAGGTCGCCCGATGCGGCAACGCCGTACCGCCTCCCTTTGCAGAGGCTCTTGTGAGAGCCAATCTGCCAGAGATGTGCGGCAAGAAGTACACGACAATGCATGAACTGGGAGAGGTGATGTGATGAATGAGCTTAATCTGTTCGCTGAGATCACCTTGAGACACGGCGGCGAATGGTGGCAGCTTGAAGAATCTGACGACCATACGCTATGCCTATGCGAAAGCAAAACCAAGTTCGTGGTGAATAACCGAATTCATCACAATCCGCCTGTGTTTCAGATCTTCGACAAGAAAACAGGAAAACGGCTCTTCGCAAGCACAAATTATCAGCACGCCTACGGCAAGTTTCAGCGGTTATGCAAGGAGGGATGACGGTTGGAAAACGAAAGCGAAATCAGGAAAACCCTTAAGTGGCAGATCTTACAGCGCGGTTATAGGCTTGCTATGGCAGCGATCATCGCACGACTTATTACCATTAGCCTTATGATTGGATGCATCACAACGGCGGTGATCTATTTCAGCAATCCCTGGCTGCTGTTGTGGTTATGGCTTCCCGCACTTATGACACCAAGCGCAAAGACATTAGCGCACGACATAGGGAACGATGATGACGATTAGAAAGGACGGTAAATAATGGACATACTCGAAAAATCAAAGAAACAGCTCGATGAGCTGAACGAAAAGCATTGGAGCGAATGTCAGATGATCGCTAACTACGACAATGAGCTCAAAGAAGCAGTGAATATCCTTGAAAGACTTCCGGCTCTGCACAGAACGATCCTGCTTGAAGCGCCGCACGCGGCGGCTGTCATGGGTAGCATCCTTCAGGACAGCGCCCTGTTGCTTGCCCGGATCAAAAGCACAACGTATCCCTATCCGGAGCGCGACGTTGCTAAAACGGTCAAAGCCATCACAATGAGGACGAACGCCGCTGCGATTAGATCTATGACGAACAGGCAGCTTGCGGAGTTCTTGAATGGAATAGAGGCGCAGGGATACGAGGCCAAAGGCAACGAGGGAGCAAATTTCAAGGGGTACAAAGAAGAAAACATCAAGTTCTGGGAAGGGTATCTCGCCAATCCCGCTGATGAGGACTACGACGGATAAGGAGATTCACAAAGGAGGCGGCTGTTGTGGGGAGATATGATCCTGAATCATACGATATGCTGCGAGCCTTCCACCTCTGCACACGATGCGGAGACAAGACCTCGCAGAAACCTGACGGCGATTATTATTCGCTCTGCGACAGCTGCCGGGAACGCGCTCAGCAGAAAAAAGGCGAGCGGGTGGAAAACAGCACGATATGCTGGCATTGCATTCACGCTGTCCCCGATCCCATCAAGGGATACGGATGCAGCTGGAGCAGATGCTTCAAGCCCGTCGAAGGGTGGACGGCTGATGAGACGATAATGAAGCAGGCCGGCGGAAAAACGACGAAATCGTATTGCGTCAGAGCCTGTCCGCAGTTCAAGTCTGACCGTTCAAACGTCAAGAGCAAATGTAAGAAGAACAGGAAGGGGTAACATGGCAGTCTCGCTTAAGCCTCAGTACACACAGATCGTCAAGCTGTTCAACAAGCTCACCGGCGCCCGGCAGCTGTGGGAGCTGTGGCAGGACGGCATAACAATGTTTGCGCTGGCGATCTCAAATACCGTCGATCACCGCTTCCGGGATAAGCGGGAACA